CGGCCTCGAGTCGAAGAGCATCGGCGTCGAACGCTTCCCCACGAACCTGAGCCCGGTCTATGGGCGGGTGACGGCGCAGGGGTACAGCGAGCAGTGGGGGATCTGGAACTACTACAACCCGGTTGCGGACCAGTCGTATCTCTGTTGGGTACGCCCGCGGCAGCCGTGGGAGTACCACAGCAACCCCGTGTCGATCTTCCCGATGCTGGCCCTCGACGCAGGCGTGGAGTGCGAGGCGATCGAGTGGGCCGCGAAGAAGGGCGGCACGACGAACGATACGTGGTACGTGGGCCTGGACAACGACGCGGGCTGGATGATCGAAGGGCGCCACTTCTACGGGCCTTCCGATACCAACTGCACGTACGCGGCGGCGGGCACTATCTACCTGTCCGCGTTGACGCGCAGCCCCGGCACGGACAAGCAGGTGAAGCACATCACGTTCGAGACGGACGGGTGTAGCGCGACCGAAACCATCACTCCAACGCTCACGTGGTCGGACAAGTTCGGGCAGGCGCAGAGCGTTGCACTTCCCGCAATCAACTCGGACGGGTTTCACATCATTACCATCACGGATGAGAAGATGGTAAATAACGAGTCGTTCGCGCTGGAGCTTGCGTTTGCGCGTGGCAGCACGGCGACGAACACGCCGAGAATCGTGCGCAGGCGGCGGCAATCGGACATACAGGTCTGGTACACCGAGACGCCCGCGCGGGACAGGAATGGGAGGATACTGCCGGTATGACAACGCTTACCCAACGCATGAACGTAGTCGAGGAGAACTTGCAGAGCATCCGGCTCACGCTGGACACGCTGCTCCAGAACCTGCTGAATCCGGCACTGATGGTGCCGGGGACGTTGCGGTTCGGCGGGAACGCGATGCAACTGGACAACAAAGGTATCCAGGTGGATGCATCTTCCGACACGACAGCACTCTTTTTTGTGGAAGACCTTGTAGCCGATCCTTCCGTTGTTACACCGATTGCCGCTATCGCTGGGTTGATTAACGCGGCGTCCGACGCGGCATCGATGTACTTCACTTCGGTAACCTCCGTGGATACCGCGCTAAACCTTGAACTGACCGGGGATGGAAGCGTGGGGTACATGGATCTGGTGCGCGGTCAACTACGCACGTCAGCGGTCATCAGCCCGGCCCAGATAGGCGCAAACCAGGATGACTATGCGCCGACTAGTCTCGGGTGGTCTACTGTCCTCCGCCTCTCGACCGATGCAAGCCGAGACATTACCGGCATCACTGGCGGCGTATCTGGGCGCATCCTGTTCCTATACAACGTCGGCGGGTTCAACATCGTACTCAAGAACGATGTGACTTCGACCGCTGCAAACCGCTTCCTGTTCCCTGCGGACATTACGCTCGCACCGAACGAGGGTATCGGACTCATGTACGACAACACGTCGTCGCGTTGGCGCTGCTTCGGGCGGTACTGAGATACACTAAAGGGGAGGCGAGTCGATGCTACAGGGGGTACGACATTGGTGGCCGTAGAACCGCTGTTCATGATCTCGCCGGTCTCGGGGGAAGTGGCAGGTATTGCAGGCACCGCGATGGCCGGCGCAATCGCAGCCCTCTGGCGGCGCAACAATGTCCTCCAGGACCGCCGCGAGCAGGAAGCCACCGCAGACAAGGCCACACTGGTCGACCTCGTGGAGCGCGTCGTCACAGCCCTCGATGAGAACACTGCAGCTATCCGCGAGGCGAACCGTGCTTAGGGACTTGCTGGCGCGGTGGGGGCTGATTGTCGGGGACGTGGAGCCAAACGAAGAGTTGTGCCGGGTGGCGGAACGCGCCGAACGCTCACTCGAGGACTGGAGTGCGGCGTGCAAGGAGCACATCGAACAGCGGGCCGACCGCGCCCGGCCGATACCCGTGAGGCACGTCAAGTGACCGCCGCGCTCGTGCTCGCCTGGAAATTCGACAACGGCGCATCGCAGATCCACGAGTTTTGCGCGGAGCCGGGGGAGATGTCGGTGTTGGTGCGCGAGGTAGCAGCGTGCATGGAGATAGTGGATGGCGGCGCGGCCCTCTGGCGGGGCGTAGCGGGCGACCTGCAGGCGCAGGTGCTGCAACTCAAAGCAGAGCTGCGCGAGGCGAACGACTCATTGAGCTTCTGGTTGGAGAAAACCTACCCGGTGGGGGCAATGGCATGAACTGGTACGCGATTCGGTACAAGCACTTCAAGTGTCTCTGGGTTGGCGATTCGTGGCTGCACAGCGAACGGTGCCGCGCATGGAAAGTGAGCCAGCGGTGAACCCGTGGTGGGGCGCGGCGGCGTTCGTGCTCGGCGGCTTTGCGACGGCGGTCGTGCTGGTCGCGTGGGCGTACCGCGGATGAGAATCCAGCGCAACTACTTCAACACTCGCGAAGAGGCTGAGAAGGCGCAGCAGGAATGTGCCTGCGCCGAGTGTGGCGCGTCTCTGAAGTGGGGGTGGTCGGTGAGCCGTTGCGTTGTGCTCTGCCTGAAGAACCCGAACCACAAGCACATCCGAACGAAGGCGCTGGTATGACCATCCACAACCCGTGGTGGGGCGCGTGGGCGTTCGTCGCCGGCGGCATCGTCACCGCGACCGTGCTCATCGCGTGGGCGTACCGAGGATGAAGCCGTACTACGAGGACACGAAGGCGGGAATCGTCATCTATCACGCGGACTGCCGGGACGTGCTGCCGACGCTGGGGCCGGTGGATCACGTCATTACTGACCCGCCGTATGAGGCTGAGGCGCACACGCTAGGGCGGCGCGGAAACACGGCCCGCGATGGGGATGCGGCATTCTCGGCAACCCGCCCGCTCGACTTTGAGGGCATCTCGGAGGAGTTGCGCCTGTTCAGTGGGGGTGAGATGGCGCGCCTCGCGAGGGGCTGGGTTCTGGTGTTCTGTCAGGTTGAAGCGGCGATGCTCTGGCGCGACGCTCTGGCCCCGGCGCGGTACATGCGGACTCAGATATGGCGGAAGCCGAACGCACCATGTCAGTTCACGGGCGACCGTCCGGGGATGGGCTACGAAAGCATCGTGACCTGTTGGGCTGGCGAAGGTCGCTCGAAATGGAACGGCGGCGGCGCTCACGGCGTCCACGTCCACAACACCGCTCGCCATCGCCACGGGCACATGACTGAGAAGCCCGAACCGCTGATGGCTGACCTCGTGACCCTGTTCACCGATCCCGGCGAAACCATCCTCGACCCGTTCATGGGTTCAGGGACAACCCTCCGCGCCGCGAAGGACTTCGGGCGTAAGGCGATTGGCATCGAGATCGAGGAGCGGTACTGCGAGATAGCCGCGAAACGTCTCTCGCAGGAAGTGATGGCGCTGGTATGACCATCTACACCGACTCGGTCTGGCCGTGGGTACAGCCGCACCAGTGGAAGCACATGGCCCGCATGGCGCCGATCACGGGCATCCTCTGGCATTGCACACGCGGGGGCCAGTGGTACGACGGGGACATCGAGCTCGGCGCATACCTCAACTGGTGCAAGTCGCCCAACAACCGCGTGCCCTACGCCGGCGGAGATTACGCGGGCATCGCATCCGTGGGCATCGGGCCGGGGCGCATCGTTGAGTGCGTGCCTGACGACTGGGTGCCGCGGTATTCGTCGTGGCCCTCCGACCGCACGAAGCTCAGCGTCGAAGTCGCGCAGAGCAACCCGGGCCAGCCGATTGAGCCAGAGACCATCGAGGCGTGTGTGCGCTACGCGAAGGCGAAGGCTGCGGAGTATGGGTTCCCGCTGACGCGCGTGTTCCCGGTGAATGATGACGACTGGACAGGGATGACCGGGCACGAGGACACCGTGCAGGGCAAGGCATCGGGGAAGAGCGACCCGGGGCCAGAGTTCTGGGTGCCGTTCATGGCGGCGCTGGAGGAGGAATCAATGACACCTGAAGAACGGGCGAAACTGGACGCTGTGTATGCGGCGCTGACCGGCGGCGTCCCTGGCGTAATCGAGAAGTGGAACGAGAACGGGAACAGCGTCCTCGTGGCGTACACCGACCTCGTGTTTCCCCACCTCAACCATGGCACCAACCCCGCCCCCGAGGAACCGCGCGTGCGGACCATCAAGGGCACCATCGAAGGGACAATCACGGAATGAAACTCTCGAACATCACTCCAACCATGGCATTCCTCGTCACGGGCGTCCTCATGCTGGCGACGTTCGTCCTCGTCGGCGCTAACATCATCGACAGCAAGGCGGCGGACACGATCATCGCCTTCCTGCTCGGCGGTGGCGGTGGTGCCGCGCTCGCGGGTGGCTTCAGCGCGAGGACCGGGATCTGATCATCCTCGCTGCCCGCGCCTACGCCCTGGTGGCGGTGGCGGTGATGGCGGCAGTCGCGTCGATGGCGTCCGTGGGAGAGACGCCATCGCAACCTGAGGCCCTACCTCTCCAGGGCGCAGCGGCAGGGCTGGGAATGAGCCACCAGCCCGCCGCCCTCTTCCCGTCGTGGTATCTGGAGCCGTGGACTTCGCAACTTCCCCCCGATTCTGAGAAATCCGTCGAGGAGTTGGCAGATTCTGACAACCACCCCGGCGTGACCATCGAACCGACGCCGAGCCCGGTGCAGGCTGCGACGGTACGCGCGGCGGCGCAGGGCGGCAGTCTCACCGAAGCGGAGATGGTGGCGGTGCTCACCGAGGCGGGCTGGCCGGCGGAACTCCACACAGCCGCGCTCGCAGTCAGCTGGTGCGAGTCGCGCTGGTCGTCCCACGGGGCTGGGGATATCTCAAACCATCCCGAGCAGATGGGCCGCCCGCTCTCGCGCGGACTCTTCCAGATGGGCGTCTCTGGCTACCGCTGGGTCAACGGCGCATGGACGTGGTGGAACGGCTGGTTTCTGTACTTCGGGATAGACGAATCGATGGCCGATGACCCTGTGACCAACGCGCGGACCGCCTGGTGGGCGTACCAGCGTTCATCTTGGGGGCCTTGGACGTGTGCCGCCAAACTAGGGCTGAGGTAAAATAAAACCCGAACGCGAGCAACTTCACCGTGGTTCCTACCAGTTGTGGCACGATCATAATCAGGGCATCTCCTAATGAGGTGTCTACTCGTCACTCCTCAGTATAGCCCCTACCAGTAGCGCAGCCGCCACCAGATGCGCGGGCCGGACGTTGACGCGTCGCGGCCCCTAATGAGGTCATCACGCGCCGCGTCGTGGAAGTGCGCCCTGGCGTCGTCTATGTCTGCCGGGAAGATGAATACGAACGGGCCGCTCGGGAGCGCCGAGAACCGATCACGGTGGGCTTCGCTAGCGCCGACGTGCTCGAATCATAGCAGTGGCCTCCAGCCACTAGACTAGGACTCTACGTGCTGTCAAAGGGATAGTTGCCGGCTAAGGGGTGGGTCGAGCCTGAGAAACCAAGGCCCACCCCTTCCAATACCTTTCCGAGGGCAGCGGGGAAGCTTACGACGCCACCTCCCGCTGCGCTGCCCTACCTTTTGCCCAGTGCGTCCAGCACCTGCCCCGCGCCGAGCAGCTCGCGCCGGCAACCCGCGCACACGGTCCCTAATTTTGTGCCATCTCTGTATTGACAACGTCCATACAAGGGCGTAGCGTCTCCGGCATGACTACTGCACGAAGCAAGCCTATCCAGATCCGTCTCACGGCGGACGAATACGACTTGTGGGCAGAGGCCGCAAAGCGCGAAGGGCGGACGCTTTCGGGGTTTATCCGCCTGCATGTCACAGCACGGGCGCTCGTCGTCACAGGCAAGGAGGCCACGTCATGACCCGCTGGTTGCGCGACCTTGAGTTGAACCGCTGGACGCCGGTCCAGGTGATTTGGATAGCGGTCATCCCGGCCGTGGTGGCGATGGTGCTCGGGCGGGCGCTGTGGCAGTTGGGAGGGCGGCTGATCGCAGGAACGTAAAAGGCCCGCCTGTGTGGGGCGGGCCAGTCACGGCAACGAACAAACGAATCTGCTCAACGAGAGGTTAGCACAGATGGACTTTGAACCCTACGACGAAGCGAAGCACGGGAAGCCCGTGGAAGACATGAATTGGGCTGCGTTCTTCGATGCCGTCCGTATCAGGCCACAGGTTCTCCTGCGGGGGCAGATTAATGCGCTCTATGCGGTTGCAGAGGCATACCAGTGCCGCGTGACAACCCGGAGGCTCCCCGACGGTGAGCACGTCGTCGTTTATCTCGTGGCGACGCTGTGATGACCACGACGGCAACGATCAAGACCGCCATCGAACAGCATGACGACCTGGAGCGGCTCCGCAACCACGATGTCGACCTTGACGCGATGCTCGAAGGGCGCGACCCGGCAAGCATCGACGCCATGTACGAGGACGCCGCTTACCTGCTGTGGCGGTTGCTGGCGAACGGCCGGCGCGACCTGTGGCAGGCGGCAATCCGGCGTAGCGCGGAGATGCACGCCGCGGACCTGCTGGAGGCCCAGGGATGACAACCGGAACCACCATCTACCGCCGCGATGGAAATGTCGCATTCGTGGCCGAAAAGGCCACGACGCTGCGCGAGGCTGTCGAACAGGCAGCCAAATCCGGCGCGGACCTCACCTACGCGGACCTCACCTACGCGGACCTCACCGGCGCGGACCTCTACGGCGCGGACCTCTACGGCGCGGACCTCACCGGCGCGGTCGGAGTGTATTACGCCACGATTGGGCCGGTTGATGACTGGATGGTCGCGCTCACCCTCACGTCTGAGGGACTGCGCATCTCGGCGGGTTGCCGCTATTTCAGCGTCCCCGAAGCGCGGGAGCATTGGGGCGACCCTACCCGCTGGTCTGAGGGCGCTTCCCCGGAGCACGGCGCGAAGATGCTCGCTGCGGTCGATGCGCTCATGGCGCTGACCGTCGATTGGCCCGAGAAGCTCCCGGAGGCACAGTCATGACCGGGCCCGACACCGCCCGCGCGTTTGCCGCCGCCGAGGCGGCATACCTGGAGCCGCCACTCCTCGATGCCGAGGCGGTCGATGCGGAGTGCGAGTGCGCCTGCGACATGTGCGAGAACGACTTGCACTGCTGCCAGGTGGACTGCCATGTGAACGACGAAGACTTCGAGCCGGACTACGAACGCGAGGCCGAGGAGCGGGAAGAGATGCGCGAAGAGAGGTGGAGCCGATGAGTTGCGAAGATTGTGCAACCAACTTCGATCTTGCATACGACATGGTGACGGACCGTTACGCCGACCTGCTCGCGGCGGCAGTTGCCGACGCCATCGCCTACGCGGAACAGCGGAGGGTAGCTGAGTGACTATCGATGTTGCGGACCTCCGAAAGCGCGCCGAGAGAACGTTCCCACAAGTGTACCCATCGGAACTCACCGAACTCCTGGACGCCTACGAGGAGCGCGACCGGCTGCGGGATGAAATCGAGAGGGCGGCACAGCTGGCTGTAGAAGCCAAGAACACCATCCTCAAACTACGCGGGTCACTCGACTTCGCACAGACAGAAACAGAGCGCGACCGGCTGCGGGCGGCGCTGGAGCGGCTCCGTAAACGCATGGCAGAACCCCAACAGCCCATTATCCAGTGGGATGCAGGGACCTGGATTGAACGCATCGATGCCGCACTGGAGGGACGGGAATGACAACTGAGCAAATGGACTGGCTCGATGACCAGAAAGCAAAGAAACAGGCTAAACCGGAGGGTGACCCGTGGGACTTTGTAGGTACATGCGATTGGGGCAACTGCAATCGTCCTGTGTACTACTGGCGCTGGGCACCTGAGTTAGAAACATGGTTGCCAGTCTGTAAGCGGCATTCTGAAGAATGGCGGCCCTGGTATTCCCGTTTCAGGCGAGCTAGGCGCGGTGAGAAGGCTGCGAAGAAGGCGCTCACATGACCATCCTCATCCAGTGCATCCTTTGGGCTGCTGTGCTCTGGGGCACGCTCGCTATCGCCCTCGGTTGGGGCAAGGGGGGAGAACAATGAAGTGTGCTGTTCGCTTGTGCCCAAACAAGCGGGAGGGGGGGCAATTCGATGGCCCGATCTGTGTGCCATGCCTGGAGGCATTGCGAGGTCGGGGCGTTGCGGTGGTGGAAACGCGCATCTTGCGAACCATCATCGAAGCAATGACGGGAATCTCTATGGCGGACGTGAACCGATGACCACCCTCGAATTTGAGCCGCTGTCGCACACCTACCACGTCGGCGAAGACCGCGTGCCATCGGTCACCACCATCATCCGCCCCCTGGAGTCCTACTATCGGATGAGCGAGAAGATGCTCAAGCCGTACGCGGAACGCGGGACGGCGGTGCATTCGCTCACCGAGGACTACGACCATGACCTCGACTACAACCCCGATAACGCACCGGAAGAACTGCGCGGTTATCTGCTCGCGTGGGTCAACTTCCGGAACGACTTCGACTTCACGCCGACGCACATCGAGCACCGTGTTTTACACGAACGGCTCTGGTACGCCGGGACCATCGACCGCGTGGGCTACGTGCGCGGGCAACTGTCCATTGTGGACATCAAGACAGGCGCAAAGCTGGGGCCGGCCGTCGGCGTCCAGCTCGCAGCATATCAACACGCTCTGGAGAGCGAAGAGGAGGTGACAGGACGGTACGCAGTGCAACTCGCCGATGACGGCACCTATCGCGTAGTTGGTTACGACAACCCGCTCGATTGGGACGCCTTCCGCGGCTGTCTCGCGCTGCATACCTGGCAAGAGACACATCGGATTCAACTCGCAGATGTCCGACCACGAGTCATCCAGCAAGAGGCAGAAGAGTCGGCATGGCCGCAATTTGCCCGACATGGAAAGGGAAAGGTCTAACAATGGATCCTCTAGACGAGATCCCTCGAATCGCCATTAGCGTCGAGCGCACCATCAATCTCGGCAATTACGAGTCGGCCAAGGTGTTCCTGAGCGTGAGCAACCTCACGGCGTACTCCACCCCGGAAGAAGTCGCCAAGGCTATCGATTTTCAAGGGAGCGTTTTCGAGGACTTGAAGGCTCAAGTCATCGAACTCACCAAGACGACACGGGCGGAACACACGGCACAAAGGCAGGTGGTACGAAATGGCTAGCAGTTGGGATACCTTCGCACGCGAAGGCCAGGAAGGTTCGGGCGGGGATTTCCCCGACCGGCCGCACGTCCCCGATGGGGTCTACAAGGCGGAAGTCACGCGCATCGGTGAGCCTTACGACAAGGCGAACGCGCAGAGCGGCGAGATGGAAACCAAGTTCGCCGTCGAGTTCACCCTGTTCGGCAAGCGCATCCCGGAAGGGACCGTCCTCCCGTCGTTCCCGAAGATCACGACCAAGTTCCTCGATAGCGGCTTCCTTCACCCGAAGGCGACGCTCTACAAGATCATGGCCGGCCTCGGCTACGACATGACGCACTTCTACTTCGACCCGCAGGAATGGGTCGGCCGCACCTGCCAGGTCGTCGTGAAGAACGAGGACGGCACGTCGTGGATCACCGACTACCTGCGCCTCGAGGACGAAGACGACGCGCCCGCCGCGTCGCCCCCGCCCGCACGTCCCGGGGCTCAGCGCCAGCCCGTCGCGGCCGGCGCACGCCCCGCACGGCGGACTGACCCGGAGTGGGACGAATAGCCCAGCCGTCTACCGGGGCCGGTCGTGTCTTACCTCTCACGACCGGCCCCCTTTCTATGTAAAGGGGGGAACTTCATTGGCCCACTACGACGACGGACAGGTGACGTTCCTCCTGGGCGACGTGCGGGACGTGCTGCGCGAGATGCCGGCGGAATCCGTGAACATGTGCGTGACGAGCCCGCCGTATTGGGGCCTTCGGGACTACGGGACGGCGACGTGGAAGGGCGGGGATGTGGCGTGCGAGCACAAGCAAACAGTGGCAAGGCACAACGGTGGGCGCGTTGCGATAGATGGGTTCAACGGTTCGGCACGGCCCAACAGCGACAAAGGGGCTATGAACTACCGCGACACCTGCGGCAAGTGCGGCGCCCGACGCATTGACCAGCAGCTCGGGTTGGAGCGCACGCCGGAGGAGTACGTCGCGAAGATGGTCGACGTGTTCCGGGAAGTGCGGCGGGTGCTTCGGGATGATGGCACGCTCTGGCTCAATCTTGGGGACAGCTACGCTGGCGGCGGCGGGTATTCTCCCAACTCCCCGAGCAACCTTGCGGGTAGTCTGTCATCCGTGGCGGCGGTGAGTCGAGTAGCAGGCGCGACTAAAAACGCACCCTTCTGCAAGCCCAAGGACCTCGTAGGCATCCCGTGGATGCTGGCCTTCGCCCTCCGCGCGGACGGCTGGTACTTGCGAAGCGACATCATCTGGGCCAAGCCGAACCCCATGCCGGAGAGCGTGACCGACCGGCCCACCAAGGCGCACGAGATGTTGTTTCTACTCTCCAAGTCCCCCCGGTACTACTACAACGCCGACGCTATTCGCGAAGGGGTCTCGGAGGCGAGTGTCGTTGCAGGAGCGAACGGCAAGGGTGAGAGCCTTGTACTCGGCCAGGACCTCGGGCTTGAGTACGCAGACCGCTGGGACGCGATGACGAAAGAGGAGCAAGCCGACGCGGGCCGCAACAAACGGTCGGTGTGGACCATCGCCACCGCGCCCTATGCCGAGGCGCACTTCGCCACCTTCCCGCCGGCGCTGGTCGAACCATGCATCCTCGCGGGTTGCCCCGAAGGTGGCATCGTCCTCGACCCGTTCATCGGCAGCGGTACAACCGCGCTGGTGGCCCGCAGGCTCGGGCGCAAGGCGATCGGGATCGACCTCAACGCGGGATACCTGGACATGGCCGTGCGCCGCGCTGGCGGGCAACTGGCGATGGAGATGACGAGGTGACTATGACCGACACCATCGACATGCTCGCAGTGGCGCGGCGCTACTACGAAGCCGGCCTCGCGGTCATCCCGCCCAAAGAGGACGGCACCAAGCGCCCCATCGACCTCTGGAAGCAATACCAGGCGGAACGGCCAGACCCGGCCACCCTCAAGGGCTGGTACCGCGACGGGCGCGACGGCATCGGCTGCATCACCGGCGAAGTCTCCGGCAACCTCGAGCTTTTCGAGTTCGACTTCTACCCCACCTATCTCGCCTTCTGTGAGGTCGGGGAGAAAGCCGGGATGGGCGACCTCATCGCCCGCATCGATGAGGCGTACGCCGAAGCTACCCCCAATGGCGGCGTCCACTGGTACTACCGCTGCGACACCATCGCCGGAAACACGAAGCTCGCCCAGCGGAACAAGACGCCCGAGGAGATGAAGCACCCTGAGGACCGCATCAAGACGCTCATCGAGACCCGTGGCAATGGCGGCTTCTCGATCATGGCGCCGTCCCACGGGAAGGTTCACGACACCGGCTTCCCCTATGAAGTCCTCCGCGGCCGCGTCGAAGACATCCCCACCATCACCCCGGAAGAACGCAAACTCCTCTGGGACCTCGCGCGGACGTTCCATGAACTCCACATCGAATTCACCGCACGACCCGCCTCGCCCGTCATCGACGGCGACCGCCCGGGCGACCTGTTTGGGAGGCAGGTCTCCTGGAGCGACATCCTCGAGCCGCACGGCTGGCGACGCGTCTTCTCTCGCGGGCAGACGACGCATTGGCGCCGCCCCGGCAAAGACATTGGCACGTCCGCCACCACCGGGCACACCGACCGCGACACCCTGATGGTGTTCACCACCTCGACCGCGTTCGACCCCGTGCCCAACTCCTACACGAAGTTCGCGGCCTACGCCCTCCTCAATTACAAGGGCGACCAGTCAGCCGCAGCACGGGAACTCTGGAAGGCCGGCTACCGCAGCGGCGGCGTTGCCATCCCCAAGCCCCCCACAACGCGCACAGACGTTGACCCGGACACCGGCGAGATCATCGCCCCACCAGAGAAAATCTCGCCCTTCCGGCGCGTTCTGGTGGGCGAGGCGATTACTGAAGGCATCCCAGAGCCCGAGTGGCTCATCGATGGGATCTTCTTCAGGGAGTCCGTCTGCCTCTTCTACGGCGAGGGTGGCAGCGGTAAGACGATGCTCCTGCTCGCGCTCATCCGTGACGCTATCGCCGCCGGCCATCGCGTCCTGTTCATCGATGAAGAGGGGGGGATCAAACTCGTCGGCGCCCGCCTGCGCGATATGGGCGTCGATCCGGCCGCCCTTGATGAATACCTCTATTACTACCCCTTCTCTGGCTTCAACTCCGCTGATGTCGACCTGCTCGTTGACCTGGTAGAGGAGGTCTACCCAGCCCTCGTGGTGTTCGACGCAATGTCCGAACTGCTCAGCAACTCCGGCGTGCGCGAGAACGAGAACAGTGAAGTCACCCACTGGATGACTACCGTCCCTTTTCGCCTTGCCCGCCACACGACCCCGAGGCCCGCCGTCGTGGTCATCGACCATATCGCCAAGAACACCGAATCCACCAGCGGACCACGCGGCGCCAGCCAAAAGAAGAACATCGCCGACTACCAATGGTTCGCCAAGCAGGTTGAGGAATTCGACCACCAGACCGTCGGCAAGATGAAACTGACCAACACCAAGAACCGCTTCGGCAACCTCCCCGAATCCCACACGTTCATCATCGGCGGGCGTGACGGAACCATCATCTGCGAGCGTTTCGACCTCTCAACACACCCCGCGAAAGCGATCCCTTCCAAAGCGGAAATTATGCTGAGAACGATATATGAAGAGGGGCCAAAAGGGAACGCGGAACTCCGCTCCCGGCTCAACGTTTCGGACACCACAATCGCCGGCTACGTGACCCTTTTGACCAACCAGGGAGTGCTCGAAAGGGTCGGCGAAGGGCGCTCCGTGGTCTACCAGTTGACCCCCGAGGGAATCGCCAAGGTTGGCGAAAAAATCGCCAAGGTTGGCGATTCCCATTCGCCAAGTTTTTCGCCAACCCACCCCCCCCCTAAGAAGGGGGGGTTGGCGAAAAAGGGATGGGCCGAGGCAAGAGAAAATCAGGAGGACAACGAATGGCAGTGAAAGCACCCCGGAAAAGTCCTGACCTGGCCGCCATCGAGGCCGCACGACTGGAGCGCATCGCGACCTGCGAGCAGCAACTGGCAGAGGACCGCGATATCGCCCTCAACACCCTGAAACGCATCGGTCTGGGCATTGCGGCATGGAATGACGCAGGCTGGCAGTACGAGGGCAAGCCGACCGGTGAGCCCGCCACATGGAAGCGCCTGCACAAGCTCGCGTACCTCTTCGCCCAACTGGCATGGCTGGACGGGCGCATCAACCACCTCGACGGCATGGCTACCCCGCTCTGGTGCCCACCCTGTCACGCCGGCGAACAGTTCCCCGGCAACCCATGGATGCAGTACGAGTGCCTGACCCACGCCGAGGCCTATAACGCCCGCACCGCAGCCAGCATGGCGGCTAACTGGTTCGGAGGCGCTATGCCCCCTGCTTGAGTCCAGCCCACGGGGCGGGCTATGAGGGTTGAGATTTTTCAGGGATGCCCGCCCCACCAACACACACCACGGAGGTAAGTCATGGCAACGACAACACTGGACCGCATATGGGGCGCAGTTACCGACCTGCACAATGCGCTGAGGGCCATCGAGCGCGAACTGGAGGAGTTTGAATTCGGCAAACCAGAACCGGATGCGAAGGTCTGTGAGTGCAGGCATCCGAGAAAATGGCACAAGAGCCCGACTCACCATAACGCATGCCAGACCCCGGACTGCTCCTGCCGCAAGTTCGAGCCCGCAGGCGGTGACGCGTGAGATGCCGACGATGCAACGGCAAGCTCTGGGGGCGCGAGTGGTACTGCCTGCCCTGCGGCCTCGCCCACGTCGACCTGCTCCCCGAACGCCGTGGCTCCATCTGGCAGTGCGACCTGTGCGACATGGCCTTCGATACCGTCGGCCGGCGCAACCGCCACCAGTCCGTCCACCTCGACCAGCCGATTGCGATGCCGCTGTGACCGCGACCACCATCATTGGCATCGACCCCGGCGCAACCGGCGCCATCGCAGCCATCCACCCCAGTTTGTGGGCGCCGTTCGATGAGCCTGATGTATTCGACATGCCCGCAACGGCGGCTGACCTGGTAGGGGTGCTCTACCGATGGCATGACCAGGGTGTGCAGGTGTTCCTCGAACAGGCGCAATCCATGCCCGGGCAGGGTGTGAGTTCGACCTTCAAGTACGGTGTGGGCTTCGGGCAGATCCTTGGAGTCCTGGCCGCGCTCGGCATTCCACACCGGCAGGTGAGTCCTGCCGTGTGGAAGCGCCAGATGGGAGTAACGAAGGACAAGGACAAAGCGCGAGCGTTAGCGCAGCAATTGTTCCCAACGGCATCCCTAAGCCGCGTGAAGGACCACGGGCGCGCTGAGGCGCTCCTGATCGCGGAGTGGGGCAGGAGGCACGGATGATGATTGAGACGTTCTCAGACCTGGCGAAACTCCTGGACGACGGCTGGCGCATCATCGGCATCACCGCCGACAGCGACGGCGAACGTCAGACACTCAGGTTCGAGGTGGAGACACGCAAGCAGCCAGTGCGACAACCCGCCATCACGCCCGAGGGCTGGGAAATCGGCTCCGGCTTCGCGGAATTTCTCCATTCCGTCGGGCACGGTGCCCTGGATGGTGACGAGTGAACCCCACGAACATGACCGCCGCCGAGCTCGCCGCCTGGGAAGCACGCCAACGCGGCCTCGCCCGTGGCCGCACCTACCGCCCCTGCAAGGTCTGCCGCAAGGAGTTCGAGACGCAACTCAGCAGCACCCGCACGACCTGCGGCAAGGAGTGCTCCGCCACCGCCAAGCTCGAACACGTACGCAGGCTCCAGACCCGCCGCTACAAGCAGACGTTTGCGAAGCCGCTCACACCCACGGACCACGCGCACCACTGGCGCATTGACACGCCGGCGGGGCCAACCTCCACCGGGCGATGCCGCACATGCGGCGCCGAACGCGCGTTTAGCAATGTCCACCTGGAGGATGCGGCGCAGAGCTGGCGGATGCTGGAACGCAAGAAACCTGTACATTGAACGCAATGAACACGTGGATGGCAGTAGCAATCGTCGCTGGCGGTGCGGCATTCATGCTCGGAGCGTGGCTAGCAGGCAGGTGGAACAATGGACAGCACTGAGGTCCCTGATGGCGTCGTGCTATTCGAGGAACACCACGGGCGCTGGTATGCATCCAGTGACATCGTTGCCATCTGCCACGCTGAAACGCAACTGCGCGAACTGTTCGCGAGCGCCATAGATCGCGAGAGCGAACACGTCGAGCGCGATCGCATCCTCCTCGAACTCCTGGACGTGCTCGCTCCCGAGGTCGCAACGCCCAGCTGGCTACGTGATGGGCCTTACGGCGCTTCTGGGAGGACGAGGTACGCCCGACGCTGATCGACTACCCTGGAGAGGTGCAACCCAGATGGCTACGAACGAACTAAACAGACTACTTAGTGCGGCCCGCGGAGGCCGCATGACGGCTGACGCCAAGGAGCGCCAGCGTCGCAGCTTCGCCTATGGCAACACCCATGCAGAGAATGAGAAGATTACTCGTGCGACCATCGATAAGGCCGCCGAGAGGCTCAGCCATGGTGAACAGGTGGACTAAGACTCCGGCCGAGAAGCTCGGCGACTTGCCCGAGCTGAATGAGCAGGATCCACGAGTAAGCCAACAACACCGTGCGAGGCACCCCCATGGGGCCTCCATTGGACGCTGGTAAGGGCGAAAGTGATCAGCCCTCAGTCCCTTACCAGCGTCCGCTCCCCAAATTTGCAGGGTACGGGGGATCTATGTCTGGCACGGGTTGACGTGCCCGTGCGGCTCCGTGTGAAGATCTGTTCCGGTAGCACCGCGCTCTCTGCTGGGAGTACGAAAGAAACGCCCCCGACCATCCTTCGCGCTGAAACGCAACTGCGCGAACTGTTCGCGAGCGCCATAGATCGCGAGAGCGAACACATCCTGGACGCGTTCGCCCCCGAGGTCGCAACGCTGGTGCTCGACCGCGAGGACGAGGTTGGCTACTGGTATGCGTAGCAAGTGCCGGCGTATCGGATAATCTGGTATTAGATGACTTCCCGGAAACTAGTTGAAACTAGTGGTGCATGGCTCCCCACACCGGAGCAATCGTTAGTTGCCGACTTGCTGGCGCAGGGCTACTCGCAGCAAGCGGCAGCGCGTCTCTCTGGGGTTCGGCAACCGCAGATATCGCACTGGATCAATCGCGATGCTGGTGCGGAGCACTTCTGCGCACTGGTGAAAGAACGCGCGGAGCTATTCCAGGAGAACCTGGAAGCGGTGGAAGACCAGCAATTGGTACTGAGCACAGCTACGTTCCACAAAGCCTTGCAGGGGCTGATCGAACGTGACGACGATGGCAACCTACCCGTCGAGTACCTTGCTGCCGTTGAGCTTCTACGGAATACACGGTGGAAGCAGAAGGCTGGCGGACACCAGAAGTTCGGCACTCCCTAGCACATTCGAGGAATGGCTGTTCACCAAGGCCCGCACCGAAGCGGGACCGTTCCCCGACTGGCCCTACCTGCACGACTACGCCCGTGCTTTGCAGTCCGGGCGTGACCTGATCGTCCTGAAGCGTCGCCAGATTCTGATCTCATGGGTCACCGCGGCGTACTGGCACTACCAGGCGTCACGCAAGCCGTATCACCATGGCGCGGTTGTCTCGGCTGGACTCACGGCGAGCAAGAAACAGGGGCGCCGAATCGTCACGATTGCGCGGAACGATGGGTACGACATTCGCGGCGTTGACCTGATCAAATACCCGTCCGGCTCTGAAATCACCGTGCTTCCTTCGACGGAGCACGCAGGTGTTGGCGAGTCGCTTCCGCTCGGCGTCCATGCGGATGAATGGGCGTTCCACCCCTACGCGAAAGAGAACATCGCCACGATTCAGCCGGCCGTCTCCAACAGCGGCGGGCAGACCATCATCACGAGCACGTCGAACCCTGAGATGGGTGCGGTTGGGCCGTTCCATGAGTTGTGGCAGGCGACCCCGGACGGCGAAGGCAAACTGTTCTACGGGCGCTACGTGCGGCCTGACCAGGGGCCAGACTCGCAATTCTGGATTGACGAAGCTGCACGGCCGGTCAATGCGGGCGGGAACTTCGACGCCTTCTACCCGGTTGACCCCGAAGATGCGTTCATCGCCCGCGTCGGCCTCGTGTACGAACTCAACCGTGCGCTGACGTTGCGTGCGGCGCGTGCTGCATGGCTGGACTGCGCATGGCGCGTTGTGGGCATCGACCTCGGTGGTGGCTCGGGTGACCCGACGGCAATTGTGCCAATGGGTGTCACGCGGTCCACGGGGCTTGTTCGGCCGGAAGCGTCGAACATCACGAACCTCTCAGCGCTCCAGGTTGAGGCGCACCAGTACGGCGAGTTTGTCGGCAAGAACGGTACGGGCGTTGGTGACATTGACGCGTATTTGAAGCGATGGGGCGGGCCGTCCGCAATTGACATCGTGTCGGTCGGCGAGACAGGCGGCGAGACAGTTATCAACTCGTTGCAGGCGCTGGGCTACCGGGCCATCAAGGCGCCGATGAGCCGCTCGGACATCGATACGAACGTCCGTTGGTGGTACGACTCAGGGTTGGCGACCATCGACCCTGATTGCGAAGTCTCGATCCGGGAGTTCGGCGTGTACCGCTGGAAGAAGGCCCGGAACCAACTCGGCGAGAGCTTCGAGACATCTACCCCTGACTGGACACACGGCGACCTTATGGACGCGCGGCGCTATGCGCTGATGGCGATCATGCGGGCTTTGCCGGCCAACCCGCAGGGCCATTCGCGGCCCGTCCCCATGACCTACGCCACGACCAGGAGCGCCCGGATATGAACCTACCAGCTGAACGGAAACTCACCCTCGAGGAGTGCAAGCGCAAGGCGGACATGCTCCGCAAGCGCTTCGAGGGTCCGCGCGGGCTGCACGAGAGAGTGCGGCGCCGCACGCTGCACATGTTCCTCGACCCTTCGGTTGACCCACAGATGCCGGGGTCTGTGATGCGCCAGGACGGGTGGGAAGGCCCGTTGCAGAACTCGGCGGTGCAGAAGACCCGCGTGAAGCAGATCAACGCGAGGCTGAAGGCCAGGGTCTGCGAGAACCCGTGGAAGATCGAGTGCACGCCCATCAAGGACACGATCGGCGGGCGCGGGTTGGCGAACGATGCCGAGACGCTGTTGATGCAGGGCTTCGATCACATCCAGCAGCAGACCGGCATCGACATCCAGGGGAACCTGTACGACGGCCTCGCGTGGAAAGCGGTGGGCATCCTGCACTGGCGGATAGACACGTCGGTCTGGGATGACGACATGCCGGACTACGACGAGGCCGACGAGTTGCCCGAGTGTGAGATGTGCGAGGGCACCGGCAAGGCGGATGGCGAGAAGTGCCCCGAGTGCAACGGTCGCGGGTACACCGGCAACCGCGATTACGTCGAAGACGAGTACGCGGATGGGCGCAAGAAGGGCAAGAAGTACCGCGAGTCAGACGAATCAGTGAAGGAACGCATCGCCCGGTACAAAGCTGAGTGTGGCTTCCCGACGTACCTGGAGACCCTTGACCCGAGCCAGTGTTTCTGGATTCAGGACAAGTCCACGCTTTCCGAGTTCAAGGAGTTCATGGTCGCGCGTGTCATCTCGCTCGGTGACTGGAAGGACGAGAAGCGGGCGGCGTTGGAGAAGCGCGAGGCGCTACGGGAGCGCGATGCGCCGGCGCAGAACGTCCAGGGCAGCATTGACCATTGGATGCCCGAGAGCACCGACTATGAACGCGAGGTCACGCTGTACCAGTATTGGACGCGGCGGCACTGGTACGAATGGGTCGACGGCGACGAGGACGCGTTCGATGCGGGCGAGCACCACTACGGGATGCCGCCTTTCGCGTTCGCTGTCGCGCGGTACAACGACGTAGCCTCGCCCGCGTGGGCCTACCTGCCCGCGCTCGACGCGATGTTGGAGGAGAAGCCCGAGTTCGACCGGGTGCGCTCGATCATGAACTGGGGCATCGAGCAAGGAGCCATCCGCCAGCACTTCTTGCAGCAGAAAGCGGGCGTGATGCCCGTGTTGCAGGATGGCGACCAGGACCTGGACATGTCCGCCACGGCGGGCGGTGCGGCAAAGATCCCGCCGGGGCTGGAGCTGATCACAGTCGGCGGCGAAGGGATGAACGCGCAGTTTGAGCGGCTATACGAGTTCACTGCGAAGGACATGCAGGATGCGGAGCCGGGCACCGGCTTCGCGACCTTTGGCGCCAGCACGCAGCCATGGAGCGCGAGGCAGGAGCGCGACCAGGAAAACATGGAGCCCAAGAGCTACATCGGCTCGATTGCGCGGTGCCTGCAGGTGATGGTGAACAACCTGATTCGCTGCTTCGCGGACGAGGAGCACGGCCCCGGCGAAGTGTTCGGGTACGCCAAGATCGGCGACACGGGCAAGCTGGACCGCACGAAGGTACTGAGCATGAAGCCGAAGGACTGGGAGAACGTCATCGCAGACGTGAGCATCCAGGAGGTCGGCAGCCTCGAGCGGGCGTCTCTCATGGAGACCGGGCTCATCCTGCTGGAGAAGGGCGTCATCACGCTCGTTGAGTACTTCACGGACTACATGGGCGTGCCGAACGGCGAAAAGAAGTACGCGCAGTTGAAGGTCTTCCAGATGTGGGAGAAGGAGATCCTGCCGGGGATGCTGCGGCAGTCGGCCGCGGAATACCTCGGGCCGAAGTACGCGATTGCCCCGGATGGCGTTCCGGTGGGCATGGACGGGCGTGCCGTCACGGATGAGCAGGTCATCCAGGCGAACGGCGGGACACCGCTGGTGCAGCAGCCGCAGATGGCTCCGGGTGGGATGGGCGCGACGCCACCGGCGATGGCCCCGTTGAACGCGCCGGGCACGCCGCAACTCGCGGGCACGGGAGGGATGATGTGAACCGCGAGTTCAACGTCTTGGGCCTTGCGATGATGGGCGAAAGCACGCAGCCGTGGGTGTTGGTGCAATGCCCGGGCATGTGTGGCACGCCGATGCCAGTAGGGCAGACGTGCTTCGACTGCGCCGCCCGCGTGGTTGCTGCATGGAAGTGGGGGCGGAAATGAGCGGTTACTTCTCTCGTGGGGGAACAGGGACAGGTAAGCCTAGGCTCAGTCGCAGGAGTACCTCGGCTTGCATGCCGACTGGGCGGCGCTCCGCGATGGCGCGGTCGAGCAGTGCGCCAGTGAGTTCCTCGTCAAGGTTCAGGGTCAATTTCATATCTACCTCCATGCCGGGACGGTATGGCGCGGGAACCGCTGTGTCACGGGGAGAAAACGGGGGAGATAAATGAACCGCGAGTTCATTAAGACGCAGGGGAAGGAACTGGAAACCCTCATTGAGACGTTCGCGAAGCTGCTCGGTGAGGAGTTTGAGGGTATCGGTCCGGGGCAGACGTTCCTGACTGATGAGCAGTACGTGAAGTGGTTTGAGATGCAGGTGGCGAAGCGGCCGAACTTCGTCCAGATGCTGCTGATGCCGGGAGTCCAGGGAGGGCGAGCGATGGTACTGAAATACGCGAAGCTGACGGGCGCCGAGGCGATCATGCCGGTGCTGGTGAAGATGTTCGCCACAGGGAGGGAATGAGATGAGCCAGCCAGGAGCGAATGACGGGCCGACCGATGGATGGCCGCTCGACAATGACGACAGCGGTACGCGTGTATTGCCGGAGGTATACGACGACCCGGTAAGCGGGCTGCGGTATCAACTCGACACGAACGGGCGGCGTGTCTACCTGCCTGCTGCCCCGAAGCCTGCGAGCACGTCGGTCACGGTCCAGAACACCCCGATCCAGAACCAGGCGGGGCGTTACGTCACGCGGGTTGACGAGACGGGCGCTATCACTGGCTTCCCTGGCGCGGTGTACCAGGAGGACACGTACGACGGCTCGATCACCGTCATCAAGAAGCCGGCAGCGAGCACCGCCGACCCGCGCGACAAAGATGGCAACGGCATCGATGACTCAACAGGAATGGCGCTGGGCGTCTACCGTGATGCTAGCTCCCCGACCGGGTTCTCCTATGGCTCTGGGCAGCCGGTGTACCCCAACGGTGCCCCGTACCAGGACGACGGTTCGCAGGCCCCTGACCTCGTGAACGGCAAGTGGGTCTGGGACCCGGCACAGAAGAAGTACGTCATCGCTCCGGGCATGGAGAGTCCGAGCAATACGAGCCTCTCGATCTCGATGCCGCGGGTGAGTTCTGGTGGTGGTGGTGGCGGTGGCTCGTCGGCATCGACGCGCGACTACATCGGGGAGATCCAGGCGAAGAGTAACGCGGAAGCGGCGTACCTGGACAAAAAGTTCGCGCTCGAAAAGGAGATGTTGCTCCTCGAGCACGCGTTCAAGACTGACCCGAACAACCCGGATTACGTGCTTCGCCGGCAGGCGCTGGAAGCGCAGATCATCCAGAACGAACAGCAGAACCGGCTCCAGGCGCTGAAGGACTTCGAATCGGCGGTGTCGTCCCCTGACATGGCGCGGCTGAATGCGCGCCGCCTCGCGCTCGGTGGGGATTCGACCACAGCAAGTCTGCTGCAGGATGGCGGCAACTTCCGCGAGAACAGCGCCGCGGCGGAACTCCTCGCGATGATCCGTGGGATGGGTTCGAACAACGCGCTCGGGCAGGTTGTGGCGAACGCGGCGGGTGCGGCCAACCCGGCCACGCAGCAGGCCGCGAACACACCGATCCCGATGACGCCGCTGCCAGCCGCCGGGGTGACGGGCGCTCCTGCCACGCCCGCCACCCCGGCCCTTACTCCCGAACAGCAGGCTGCGGCGCAAGCGCTTGCGGAGGTGGATCTGAGCTTGCTGCGACAGGAGCAGGAGAAAGCGGCGGCGCGGGCGTGGGCGTACTCCAAGAGAGCCAACTGGGAGCTATTGCCCGGGAGCCAGGGAAAGATGACTTACGGTGTGCCCCGGCCAATGTACAAGAACAAGGTCACGGGCGACGTGCTCGACGTGACCAGCCTGGCGCAGATGTTCAACGGCCCCAGTGAACCAATGTCTCAAGCTGAAGTGCTGACGGAAGCTGTCCAGAATGCGCAGGCGGCGGCGCAGCAATACGCGACGGTGATGGGGATTCCATATGTGGATCCTTTTGCCGGAGTGAATACGATCACGGGTAAGACTGATCCCTACCAGGTGGGAACAGTGATTGGATCAGACGTTGCTATCCTGTCTCGGCAGGGCAGTGGCTTTACCAACTCGGCAAACTCCCATATAAGTACGAAGCCTCAGACGGGCGCGGAGAACCTCACGACCGTGGGGCGTGTCATTGCCACGGACGACCGTACTCCGACTGCCGGCGCGGGTGGTCCGAACCCGGCAGAGGAGCCGATCGGCAACAATGTCGTGCTTCCGATGGTGGCATATGGGGCACGCCGGCCGATGCGCGGCGCTGCGATTGTGGGCGACCCTCAGGCAGATGGCAGGCCGAACCCCGAGGTAGTGCAGTGGACGCCGCGCGGCAACGTCGTGATGCCGATGCGGTCATTGCCGCCGCAGACGCGGGCGATGGCGATGCGTGCCATGCCGAAGTTCGCGTATGGTTCCTACGCCGATGTGGAGAGCGCACTGAGTGGTGGGATTGGCGACATGCCCGACCTGTCGGCCTACTATCCGCAGCCCCAGACGAGTTCCTACAGCAGTCAGCAGCAGCCTGCATCCGCCCCGGTAGTCCAGCCTGCACCCACACCGGCCCCGGTAGTGACACAGCCTGCGCCTGCGCCAGTGGCTTCTGCGCCCGCGCCGGCACCTATGCCGATGCAGCCCTTGCCCACGGCGCCGGTAGCGACCGCTCCGGTGGTCACGCAACCCGCGCCAGCGCCTGCCCCCGTGGCAACGCAACCCGCCCCTGCACCCCAGCCAGCACCGCAACCGGCCCCTACGGCCACTACAGCGGCTCCTGCGCCTGCTCCCGCGCCGCAGACGGTGCAGACCGTGGGTAGCGGCAGTGTGCCGACCTCGCCCACGAGCGACCCGCTCAACCCGACCGCGCTCTCACCGGCCGCGTTGGCGCTGCTGGGCGAGATTGAAGACTTTCGCCAGGACCAGCCGCTCGCCGACGTGAACACGCTCGATAGCGCGTTCCTCCGCGCGGCACCGAGCTTCCAGACGGGCGTACTGGCGGCGAAGCAGACCCGCTACGGTATCCCGGTGGATGACTGGGCGAACGAGATCGCGCGGTTCCAGTTGCGGGGACGCCCGACGATGACCGCCGTGGGGTACTGAGATGCGCGTCACCACCGAGGGGTTGGAGGAACTCAACTCCTACGAGCCGTCGCCGGAGCCGTACTTCAACGAGAACGTCGGCGCGTGGGATGACGGCCTCGGGCACTTCAGCTACGACGATGGCGCGACGTGGGGCGATGCGCGTTCGTACGCAGCCGCGCCCGCGCCGGTATCAACCGCCGGCGCAATGGAGTCCTTCGGCAACACGTACTCGCTCAACGGCCCCGCCTTCGATGACTTCAACATCGGGAACATGGGGCAGCGGTACGACGACGGGTTGGGCCACTACACCCTCGACGGCGGCGCGTCGTGGTTGAACAGCGATGGGACGCCCTATGTGGACGCTGCGGCGCAGCAGTGGCAGGCCGGCATGGAGTATCAGCCGCAGTACGAGATGCCCGGCGGTGGCGTGTATGAGGAGCCAGGGAGCGGCAACCGCTGGTACAACGGGCTCTGGTACGACCCGAGCGGGAACATCTGGGACGACAAGTTTAGCCAGTGGATGACGCCCGACCAGTATCAGCAGGCGTGGCAGGCGATCATGGAGCACGACAACGCCGCGCCGTTCGATTCGGGGCCAGCGTTCACCTCCGACCCTTCCGGCAACCCGTGGGGGTCTGGGCGCGAGACGGTTGCGCCGGAACCGGGGGCTACGTCCTTCTGGGGGAATCAGGAGACGTTTGCGCTTCCTGGCCGGGAAGGCGGCGGGTTGTGGGGCGGGTTCAAGAACGCGCTCGGGAACATCGCGGAAGTCGGCACCGTGCCGTACCAGCTCGCGAACGAAGTCGCGGACAGGCTGACCGGTTCGACGGAACAGGAACGATGGGAGTCCAATGTTTCAGGTAACCAGTTCGCGGACCTTGTGACCGGAGGGCGGGCCGACCTGGAGGATCTGCCGTATGGGCTGGGTTATGTGACCGATGCGGCACTAGCCCCGGCTACATGGCTGACCGCAGGTGTGGGGCCAAGCGTGCCAGTGCTTGGCTCCACATTCAGCGGGAACGTGGGCAAGCGCCTCGCCGGCGAGATTGCGGTTGGCGCGGCGGGTAACAAGGGGAGCGAGATGGGCGCCGAGTACGCGCCGCAGGTTATCCCCAACTTCTCGGTGCCGAACATCGACGCGGAGATCCTTGGGCGGGACGTGCTGCTCGGGGATGAGGCGCTGAACTTCCTGGGGAGCGACGCGGGGCAGAGCGTGGCCGGTGGTATCGCGGGCGGCTTGCTCGGCGGCGTTGGCGCGTACGGCGGGCTCAAGGGGCTGGATGCGGCGCTGAATCTCGGCGCGGTGGACGAAGCCATCCCGAGCATCTACAAGGCGTCGCCCTTCCGGGTGGGCGATGAAGCGCAGTTCCCGGCGTTCGCCAAGGACATTACGGTGCCACCCGGGCGTGCCATCCCGCAGGTCGCGGGTGCGGCAGATGATGCACTGCCCCCGAAGCCGCCGACTGCCGCTGCCGATACCGCGCTCAACGAGCCGCGTCGCAAGCTTCTGGACGCGCTGGACGAACAGCGCCGCTTCCGCGAGTCCGGGCAGGCTGACGAGATCATCCACGCGGTGCGGGTGCAGCAGGCGAAGGGCATCGCCGCCGCCACCGAGAACCTCGGGGACACCTTCGCAGAATCCCTCGATGCGATGAGCGCTGGTGCCCGTGTGGGCAAGATGCTGCCCACCGGCCAATCCCTCGGGCTGGACGATGCCACCACGCTCTCGCTCCTGAAGGAAGCGATCGAGTTCAATGGTGGCAAGCAGTTCGACAACTTCCGTGCGGCGAAGGCACTCTCGAAGCTCCAGAACGGCGAGAAGCTGCAACCCGGCGAGATCAAGATGCTGGGCCAGATCTACGGCGATGAGGTGGCGCGGGCCATCCGCGAGACGAACGCGGGGCGCATCGCCACGGTAGCCGAACTGACCCCCGACGACATCGTGAAGATCAACGAGCAGGCGCGGGTAGACGGCAAGCGGGCGGCGGTGCTCGAGGCACAGGCGCGACGGCAGCATGAGCTCGCGGACGACCTGCAACGCCAGGCGCGAATGGACCCGACGAACAAGCGGCTGGCGAAGGCGGTCGATGATGCGCGGGCGCGTGCCATCGCCAAGGAGAACGAGGCGGACAGGGTGCTGGCAGAACGGGCGAAGACCCTGGAACGGAAGCAACTGGAGAAAGCCGAGCAGGCGCGTATCAAGGAAGCGCAGGCCGGGACGAAGGCGGCGCTCTCTGAGGAGGAAGCGGCTAAGCAGGCGTTTGAGGCTGAGTGGGCGCGGGATCTGACTAGTCCTCTGGATGACCCGTTCGGAGAGATGGTGGCCCGCCGTGAAACGCGGGAGATGGATTGGCTCGGGCGGCAGCAGGACAGGCTCAAGGCGGACAACTGGGAGAAGACGCAGAACGAATGGGCGCGGGGGTTGGATGACCCGACGGCAGACGACTACGCGCGAAGGTTGGCGCGGGGGGAACAGTCGAACGAGAAGTGGCTCGCGGAACAGCAAGACAAGGCCCACCGCGCCCAGATGCAATCCAGCAACAAGGCGCGGTTGACCGCAAGTGATGAGCAGTCGATCAACTTCGCCAAGAACGTCGTAGCGCGGATGGACGCGTCCGACGATCTCAAGTCCGCGCTCGTGGACAGCATCGACCTCGCGGTGGAACGCAACCGCCAGGTGCTCGACGGCTTCGGGGAGGATGGCCCCGGTATCGTGCGCACGCTCTACGCTGTCGCCACGGGTGAGGTGGCGGACAGCTACACGGCGGCGCTGCTCATGCAGGAGGCGAACCTCCGGTCTGCCCTGGAGATGCAGGGTATGACCCCGCAGATGGCACGGGGCGCAGCGAAGCTGGTACGTGAGGCTGAGATTAAGCGGCGGTTCGGCGCCGAGGTGCCAGAATGGGTAACGCGCTCCCTCGACCAGGCCAAGCCTGCGTCGTACCAGAGTGTGCGAGATGACCCGGTAGCTGCGCTTGCGTCACTCTCCCAAACGATCAAGAACACGCAGTTCGGCATCGGTGACCTCGCGGTGTTCGGCCAGCAAGTCCTGAAGGCGGGAACCACGAACAGTGCCGCTATTCTCTCGGGCATCGTCAACCGGACGCTGGGCGTGGTTGGCGTGAAGCCGCTGGGGGACATCACTGAAGGGCTGGGGAAGCGTGTCGCGTACCAGTTGGACGGCGTGGTGCAGGGTGCTCGCGGGGCAAGCGTTGACCTTTCGCAGCAGAAGACATTGTTTAGCGCACTTGGCAAGCCGGGACGCATCTTCGATGAAAAGGCTCTTGTGCCTGCCACCCAGAAACTGACGGACTTTCAGTTCGGGACGGTGCTCGGCGGGTTGCGCAACCTCATCTATGAGGGCAACCTACTCATGGCTAAGGCGGCCGGCGCCGATATCACGGATGCGGCGGTGCGGCGGAACGCCGCGGCATTTGCGAACGCTGCCACGGGCGCCGGGCAACTGGCGCAGCGGACCAGCCGCGCGAATGTAGAGAAGGCGTTCGCGTTGTCTGCATCGATGCGCCGCGCACAGGCGCAGCAGATGGGCCAGGTGGCTCGGTTGCTTTCGCCCACGGCATCGCGTGAGACGCGCGTGCTTGCCGCCGCCACAATCGCCTCGGCGGGCGCGGCGACGTACGCGGTGGGGAAGTGGATAAACGACTGGATCGGTGTCGAGCCGTTCGAGTTTGACCCGTCCAAGCCGGGATTCGGGAATATCACGCTGGCAGACGGTACGGTCGTGAACCTGTTCCCGCAGGAGCAGTTGCCAAAGGCAATGGCGCGATCCATTGGCATCCTTGCCCGGGAGGGCTTCGGGGAGGAACAAGCCAAGGACATCGCGAAGGAATGGGGGAAATTGCTCATTTCCAGCCAGTCGCCCGCGATGCGGCCGATCCTGGGCAGCATTGGCGTTGGCTACGACCCTGGGCGCGGGTATGCATGGGGCGACTTGGGCAAGGGGAAGGACTGGAAGGAACGGACGCTCGATATGGCTCCGTTGCCGCCGATCACTACGCAAATTGCGCGTGAGGGCGTCGGGAAGGTACTCACCACGGCGAACGTCCTCGGCGTGAACGCGTACACCGAAAGCCAGTACGACAAGATCGATCGCCAGGTGAAGAACGATCCGACATATGGCGGACGCGGGTACAGCGCCCTCAGCCCGATTGAGAAGCAGGAGGTACAGGAGAAGTACGGGAAGCTGGAGCCGTTCGGGCCGGAGGGTGAACGCGCGGCGGAAGTGCTCGCCAAGAAGATTGAACAGCAGACGGCGAGTGACACGATGCGGTCACAGGGCGTCCTCGACCCGGAGCAGTGGCGGCGCGACTATCAGGCGCGGAAGGACGAACTGCGCATCACGAACGATGAGATTTACGCGGAGCTTCGCAAGTCCGGGAAGCTCGAAACGAAAGACCCGATCCTCAAGCCGTACTATGCGGCGATGGCTGCGGCCGAAGGGCCGGACGGCAAACTCGATTGGGACAAGGTGGACGCCTACCGGGCCACCCTCACGCCCGCCGAGAGTGAGTACATCTCGAAGAACACCGGCCTCATCAAGATCGACACGCCGGCCGTCCGGGAATTCGAGGCGGTCCGCGACAGGATCGAAGCCAGCGGATACTTCGACCGGCTCGATGAGAACTGGCACAACGTCGCCTATTACGTGCCCACTTGGGACGGCGACGGGCGACTCCCCCAGCCGGTGAACCCGAAGGACTTCGCCCACTACGACGACTGGCGTAGCGCCGCCCTGAAGGTCGCGCTCGATTCAGTCGGCGCCACACTCGATGACATCGGCACAGTCACGCAGATCAATGCATGGCTGAATCAGCAGAAGCCGGCGGAGGGCATGGAGGCGTACGGCAAGAAGTGGACGGACCAATGGTCGTGGGAGAACCAGGAGGTCGCCTACGAGGCATGGCGGTACGGGTACTACAACCCGAGGAAGGCGATCAAGGAAGGACTGGCGGCGAAGTTCGAATGAGTCAGCGCCGGATGCCGTTCTCCCAGATCCACCAGATGAAAGGCACGAGCCAGACGAGCGCGATAGGGGGCCAGAAGGCTGGCAGGATGATGAACACCGCCACAGCGACAGCCCACCCAGCGAACTGCGCGAGGGTAACCCCTATACGTTTCAGCACGTCCCCAACCATACACCGTGGCGTCAAGCGTGATGGTTGAGGTGCGGTGCCGCTGGTGTAGCTCGCCCCGGGGGTGGTGGGAGCAGGGGACGAAGTACCGCTTCCGCTGCTGCAAACTCGAACAATCAGGAACCGCTTGACAACCGCGTAACTATGGTATTCTGAACTCGGCAACACTCATCGGGACACTCTAACGAGCCCCGCTGCGATTGGATCGTGGCGGGGCTTTTTGCGTTGTACCGGGAGTTGCCGGAGGTCTTTGGTTGGCTGACGACACGGGAACAGTAGTTCTCGACCCGGTAGCGGAAACCACCGGCACCGACGACGCGGCACCTCAACTCGAGGAAACGGCACAGGTCGAAGGTACGGCGGAAACCGACCCGGGCGATGGGGACTCTGAAACAGAGACGTACACGCGGGAGCAGGTAGAGGCCGAGAAGGAAGCGGCGCTCGCAGAATTCCGGGCACAGGCGCAAGCCGAAGCGCAGGAACAGGCGAGGGTTGCTGAACGGCAACAGGTCGACGCTCAATGGCAATCTCTTACCGCTGACTGGGGCACCGCACAGATCCGCAACATCGCGGCCTGGGCAGCTCGCCAGGCGGAACAGGGTAAATCGCCGGAAGAGGTCGCCACCCTCGTACAGGGTGTGGTCATGAAGCAATTCATCGACCGCTTCAAGACGAGTGCGAAGCCGTACCTCTACCACGAAGTATTCACGGAACTGAACGAGGTTGGGAGCAAGACGATTGAATCGTCCTTCCCCGACTGGAAACCGTCCCGTGAAACGGAGTCGAAGCTACGCGCGGCAATCCAGTCCGGTGACGCGGCGAAAGCTGTTAGCGGACTGCTGGCGTACATGCGCCAGGCCATCGAAGACACGGAAGTCCCCGGCAAGGTGAAAGCCCTTACCGAGGCAGAGAAGAAGAAACAACAGTCGGCGCAGGAAGTCGCGCGGTTGCAGAAACCGGGCGCTACCGGGCCGGCAAAGCTTGCTGGGAGTGATGTGCCAGGACGGATGACGTTGGCGCAAATCGAGGCGATGCCCACCGCGAGGTGGATGGCACTGCCGAAAGAGCGACGTGAACAGTTGCTTGCGAATGCGCGCCGTGGATAGCTGTTACCTCTGCGAGATCGGCAAGGACGGGTTAATCGTCCAGGTCGATGGCAGGGAAGTGCTGGTCTGCTCGAAGTGCGTTCTGGAGTGCATTTTCTCCCACCCAAAACTGGTGCAATACCGGGAGTAATCAATTGTCCACGAGCATCACGAGCACCACGGGGGCTGTGAACAACCCCGCGATCACCTCGAAGGATGTGATCGAATTCCGCGAGGCTAACCTTGGCTTCAGCGGCACCGTTTCCACGCGTTACACCGACGAGGCCCGTGTTGGCACCACGATCAAGTGGGGCAACATCTCAGTGCCGAACTCGGGCGCCGCGAGGACCAAGTCTGAAGGCAACTCGGGCAACGACATCACGTATGACGTGACCACTGAAGGCTCGGTCACGCTGACCATCAATCAGCACATGTACTCAGCTTTCGAGTTGGAAGAGTTCGAGAAGTCGCTTAGTATCGTCGACCAGGCCAAGTGGTACACGAAGGCCGCGGCGTACGCGCTCGACACCTCGATTGACGACACGCTCGCCGCCCTGCCGGACAACTTCACGCAACCAGTAGGCACCCTCGCGGTGGACCTGACTGACGACGACATTCGGCGTGCGATCCAGTACCTCGACGATGCGAACGCTCCGATGGATGGGCGGTATTTCGCCATGTCGCCGGCTAGCAAGATGGGCCTGCTCGGCGTGGACCGCTACACCTCCAGCGACTTCGCTCGGGGCGGCGGTGGGAACATCGTCCGCGGCACGTTCGGGGACATTTACGGGTTGACCACCTGGGTCAGTACCAACGTTGAAGGCACGAACGCGGCGGGCCACGACAACGCCATCTACCAGCGCGATGCCATCGCGATGGGTATGCGCATGGCGCCACGCACGCGCAAGTTCGATGACATTCAGAACCTCTCGGAACAGGTCGCCATCTCGGCTATCTGGGGTGTCATCGAGACCCGCGACGACCACGGCGTCTGGGCGAAGGGCGCCTAACACCACCAGGAGGAATTCATGTCTGCTACCACCGAAGAACGACCAAAGTCCAAGCGCGGGCAGCGATATCGGGATCAAGTTGTCCTTGAACCGATTGACCAGATTCGGATGACCCCGAACGGGATTACCGGCACCTGGGCGTACTACCTGCGTCCGGACGGGGCGACGATTCGGGATGCGCTGGTCATCAACCCGAACGGTGGTATCCCGGACATCGAAGATGCCCGCCTTCGTGCCCGTTACGGTACGGGCGCCCCGGAGTTCCGGCAGAAGGAGCAGCGGAAGGGTCACGTCTTCCTCGGCTCGAAACTGACCCCGGAAGCTGTAGGGCTGCTCGTGCGGACGATGGGTGAGAACCGCGAAGACGAGATCCTCTGGTGCCAGGAGCAGATCGAAGACGCGGACATGGACATCGCCAATAGTGATCGTCCCGAAATCCGCGACCAGGCGCGAAAGCGCAAGCGGCAGTTGCAGAAGCGTATCGACACGATGCTCGCACCGTTCGATGCAGATGCGCTGCTCGCTGAACTGGAAGAGATCGCTCATGCCCAGATGCTTGCCTCGGTAGACCCCAATGTTCTCCGCGTTATGCGGGCGATGGTGGGCGAGGTCAATGAGAAGCTCGCGAAGGCGGTCAATCGCTTCGCCGCCGGCAAAAACACCAGTTCCGTTACCACCGGGTTCGGTGATGACGGGTTGGAGACGGTGCCGGTGAAGCGCCGCGGTCGCCCTGCCAGGAACGCAGGTTCGGAATTCGAGGGCGTCTCGTTCATCGATACGGAGGTGGGCGGTGCCGATGCCTAGCTTCTCCGGGCATACGCGGCGGCGGGTGGCGTGGAAGGGGCAGGCAGGCGCTTGTTCCCTCACGGTGCCGGTCTACGCGAACCCGGATGGCGACCTGCGGGAAGGGCGTTTCGATGTCCCCGCGCGGCTGGCAAACACCGCTCCAAATACCAACGAACGGTACGAGTTCGAACGCGTGTTGCGGGGGAACTTCGACCGCTGGACTGACTGGCTCTCTAAACGTGGCTGGACCTACGTAGTGGGCACCTTGCACGTGGACGGGCCGCACGACAAGCCCACGGCCAACACCTCTGAAGCGGTCGATGAGGAGCGCAAGGAGTACCACCTTCTCGCGCGATTCAAGCGGGAGAACCCGCTGTATGTCGGCCTCGATGACGTGTTGGAAGTGCGCGACATGGCATTGCGCTACGGAGTGGGCGAGGCGTCTACCCCGTGGAGCGAAGTGAAGGGCGAGGACTCCGGGTGGGTGAACCCCCTGGAGTACGCGCAGAAGCGGCGGGAACGGCTGGGGCTCAAGCGGGATGACTTCTTGCTCGGGCCATTGGACGAACCGCTCTAGTCGCGATTCGCCGGACGCGTCAGGGCCGGCAGTGGGTAACCGATGACTGACATCAACAGGCTTCCCCGTAACTGGGCAAAGGCCATGAAGAACGCGGCGGCGGCGTCCGAAGCAGTGCGCAACATTCTCATGTCGGGAGACCCCGCCTACGAGATCGTGTACACGCACTTCCTCGGGGACGCGCTGCCGAGCAATTGGGGGGCTGCCAAGACGAACGGCACTTCAGCCGCGGTCACTGTGGCCTCGTCTCGCCTCACATGCACGTCTGGCACTGATGACGACGGCTACGCGGGCCAGGGCTTCGGTCTGTTCTGGTCTGGTGACAAGGGCTTCTACTTCGAGAACTATACGGCACTGGACACGGTGACCACCTCGAAGCTTGAAGTCGGTGTCACCGACTCGATCGCGGACGCCGGTGCGGTAGGCGCTAAAGCCACCCCGACCGCAACCGCTTCGGACTTCTGCGTGCTGGTGCGCGACACCGACGACAACACAGACCTTGACCTCATCTCCCTGAAGTCGGGAGGTTCGGCCACGGCTAACGCCGAAGGGGTCTACACCGTCGCGGGTGGGACGTACTTCCGTTCGGAGTTCCGAGGGCAGAACGATGCTGTTTCGGTGTTCGTGAACGGCGGCCAGGTCGGCTCCGGCGCCATTGAGGGCGGGAATGCCATCTCCCCCTGGGTGTTTGTGCAGTCTCGCGCCGTCTCCGCAAGCCGTATCGCGACCAGCGAGTACTGGATCATGGTCGGCCCGTCTGGTCTGGCGATTCCGGGCTAATGCCACTCTACGAATTCCGCTGCGCCGCAGGGCACGAGCACGAACGGCTGGCGAATGTCAGCGCGACGAGCATCGAGTGCTTCTGCGGGCAGCGGGCAAAGCGGAGTGCGGTGTATCAGCACGCATCCCCGCGCAAGTGGGCCAGCGAGTTTGAGGTCTCCCGCAGTGCGCGGGCGGCGTTGGACGAAGCCACGGGTTACAAGCGCGAGGCACTTAGCGCAATGGACGAAGCCGTAGGGAACGGCTGGAAAGGCGATTAATCAATGGCGACGCTTGATGTTGCTCAGTTTGGAGCTGCCACTCGCGGTGGTTCCGAGAACGCGCAGGGGCTTCTGCTCCTCGACTCCAGCGGGGCACTGGTCGTAATCGACCTGTTCGCCAAGCTCATCCAGGACGGGCTCGGATACCAGGTCCGCGCCGGCACGGTGACGACCCCGCTCGTTGGCGACGTGGTGATCACGGATACCGCTGCCGAGTACGCCGTCACAGCGGCGGCTGGCAAGGTCGTGGTTCCGGTCTACCAGTGCATTTCGATCAACCTCGGTGGCGGCACGCTCCACGAGTACGCCACCAAGAGTGTGACCGGGGCGCATTCGGGCACCGCGTTTGTTCCCTTGCCGCTCGATACGGGCGGGGCCGCATGCGCCTCGACGGCTGCGGTTGCCGCGGCTGGCGCTGTGACGGTGACGGCGGAACTGGCGACCACGACCCGGCGCCACTGGTCCTCGGACATCCCTGTCGCCATTGGCACAGGCTTTTCGAACACGTCGATGGTGTGGGAACCGCTGCGCCCGCCGCGGATTACGGGAGGCTTCTGCCTGTACACCCAAATCGCGGCGACCACCACCGGCCCGAGCTACTACGCGAACCTCGATTTCCTCGAGCTAGCAGCCGCGCAGATCGGGTACTAAGCCGGTGCCCGTGTACACGTTCACCTGTGCTTGTGGTTGGCGGGGAGACCTGCGGACTTCGTTCGACGCGAGCAATGTCTGTTGCCCATCCTGCACGGCCACAGCGCACAAAGAGAGCGTGTACCGCATCCAGTTCGGCGGGTTTGCCTCTACCCCGGTCGGGGAGAAGGACTACGCCCGCGAATGGAAGAACGCAGAGGAGGCGGGCGCGGAGTTGGAATACAAGCACGAGCGTCTCAAGGACGCGACGCAGATAGCCAACCTCGCGCCCCCACCCCTCTACCAGATCGCGAAAGCAAAGGCCAAACAGCGCCTCTCTTAATTGGCGGGCCGGACGTAAGCGGATAGCCCAGGGGGACAATCAATGGCGACAGAAGTAATCGCGGGGAAGTGGAACCAGGTTGAGCAAGTCGCAGCGTCGAAGGGACTGTCCCTCTCGACAACTGCGGCACGTATCGCGCTCCCGTTTGGGACCAACTTTCTGCAACTCATCGGCACCACGTACAGCACGGCGGTTGTGGCCCGTGTTGGCCTCTGCCCGTGGCTGACAGTCCTGAAGACGGCCGACCTGCTGGCGACCGACCCGACTGACTACAGCACGGAAGCGCAGGACGGTAGCACCGGCACGAGCGCAACGCTCTCCAGCCTCGGAACGCTCGCGCAGAACGATGCGCTCTACATCGGCTCGGCCATCCCCTTCGGTGGCGTCCATATCGATGTGGACGGCACAAACAGCAACGCATCGGTGCTCACGGTCTCGTACTGGAATGGAACGGCGTGGGCTGACGCGTCCGCGACCGACGCCACGGATAGTGGTGGTGCTTCCCTCGGGCAAGACGGCACGGTGACGTGGACGATCCCGGCCGCATGGGCAACCGCGCGGCTGAAGGACACGCAGGCCGCGACTGCGGTATCGCCTGGGCCGGCGCTCTACTGGACGCGATGGGTGTGGAGCGCGGCACTGGATTCATCCGTCACTCTTGACCACATCATCGCGGTCGCTCCGGGCTACCTCGAATTGCCGACGGGTCTCCCGTGGGAGCAGGGCGTTCTGGTGGGGCCAGGTGGCGTCTCGGCTGTTGAAGCACTGACCGATGCGGGCACAGCTCTCCTGCTCGTGAACTGCGCGACGCGTAGTAGGTTTACGTCATGACCGAGGAACTCATCGGGTTTGGCGCCGGGATCATCGTCACGCTCACCGCTGTCTGGGGCTTTCGACGGGCGCCGTCGCTCCCGGTTGTGCCACTGGCCTCGGAGTTCGACGGGTGGGCGTATGACCCGCCGGCAACCGAAGCGCACGAGCATGACGGGCATATCGCGGGGACGGCCATGCGTGGCGGCGTGAAACACAAGCGGATGTATTGCTCGCGCTGCCCGAAGAAGTGGAGCGAACCATGTTGATTCTGATGATGCATCAACTCGGGCATGTGACCGAAGCGCCCGGGGGTGTGGTCGCGGCTACCTACTACACACGCCACCGGGGGACTCGGAACCTCTACCCCTACGTAGGCGTGCTCCTGGGGGTGCTCCTTGGCCGATGACATCACAATGTCCGCAGGGACCGCCGACGGTGCGAAAGTTGCCACAGATGACGATGGAACGCGCCATCACCCCTACGTGAAACTAGAGTTCGGGGCGGACAACACTCAGACGAAAGTCAGTGGTGCCAACCCACTCCCGGTGCAAATCAGCGACGGGACGGATACAGCGCTGGTGGATGGTTCGGGGAACCTCCAGGTGGTCGTGGGCGGGACCGTCACCGTTGGTTCGCACGCGGTCACGAATGCGGGCACGTTTGCGGTACAAGAGAACGGGAGCCACGTCCAGGTTGACGATGCGGCGTTTACCCCGGCCACGTCTAAGGTTGTGATGGTCGGCGCTGAGTTTGACGACACACTGCCCGACTCTGTTGACGAGGGCGACGGTGGGGCTTTGCGCATGTCGGCCAACCGCAACCTCTTCGTCACCCTTCGCGATGCTGCCGGGAACGAGCGTGGCCTGAACGTCGATGCCAACGGTGCCATCGCAATCACGGACGGCGCAGGGACCATCACGGTTGACAATGCCGGACTGACTGAACTCGCCGCCGCTATCAACGCATCGTCCCAGATGGACGTAAATATCGCCGCTAGCAACGCTTCGGTGGCGGTCACGAACGCGGGGATTACGACCATCGCGGGCGCGGTCTCCGGCACTGAGATGCAGGTAGATGTGCTCACCAGTGCGTTGCCCACGGGTGCCGCGACTGCCGCCAAGCAACCCGCGCTCGGCACGGCCGGAACGGCTTCCGCCGATGTGATCACCGTCCAGGGCATCGCATCCATGACCGCGCTGAAGGTGGACGGATCGGGCGTCACACAGCCTGTCTCGAATGCCGGGATCACCACGATTGCCGGTGCGGTCTCGGGGACCGAGATGCAGGTGGATGTGGTTGCCGCCCTTCCTGCTGGTACGAACGCCATCGGCAAGCTGGCGGCGAACTCGGGCGTGGACATCGGGGACGTGGACGTTACCTCCATCTCCGCTGGCACCAATGCGATTGGCAACGTCGGCCTGATTGGGCGCACCACGGGCGGCATGTCGATTTTCAAGAGCATCGACATCGATGAGACGGAGGAGCAAGTCAAGGCCACCGCTGGGCAGGTGTTCAGCATTTCCGCTTTCAACCACACCGCCGCACCGCTCTACCTCAAGTTCTACAACGCCACCGCAGCCAACGTGACGGTTGGCACAACCGCGCCAGTCCTCACCTTCACCGTCCCCGGTAACGCCGACTCCGACGGTGCTGGCTTTGTCTGGAACAACGAAATCGGCTTCGCATTCGGTACAGCCATCTCTGTCGCCTGCACCGGAGCGATTGCCGACAACGATACCACCGCCCCGGCTGCGAACGCCTGCTCGGTGATGATTGGGTACGTCTAATGTTTCGTAAGTTCCTGCTCACCATCTCCGTAGCAATGGCCGTCTTCGGGGCGGCAATCGTCGCGAACGCCTCGACCTTCGATGGCAATCCTGCCGCACCGCTCCCGCTGACCACCGGCTACACCGACGCGGGAGACGGCGCGACCTACGACGTGCAGGTGCACGTTCGCGGGCCGGAGCACTGGTACTCCCTGGAGCCAGTCGCCGCCCAGCACGGCCCGGACTGCTCCGCGCCCCCGGCCGCACATACCAACACCAGCTACGAAGGCTCCGTCTTCCAGTGCCGCGACCATGTGATGACGGCGCTCAACGCGAGCGACTACGGCGTTATCTACCTCACTCCCAACCGCCTCCTCGACTTCTCGGCGGGCGGCGTCGTCCAGTTCGATATGTCCACCCTCCGCATGAGTACCCGCGACTGGGTGGACATCTGGATCACCCCTTACGAAGACAACCTGGCGCTCCCCTTCGACAACGGCGACGTGGACTTGCAGGGCATCCCGCGCCGGGGCATTCACGTCACCATGTCGACGTTCAACGGTGAGACGACCTTTCGCTGCAACCGCATCGACAACTTCGTACAGAACGAGGTTGATAGCGCCTGGTGGGACACCATCGAAGGCTACTTGCGGGCGTCGGGCAGGGAGCCTTCCGCCATCGCCCGCGACACCTTCCGGCTCGAACTCTCACCGTCGCACCTGAAGTTCACCAGCACCACTATCCCCGGTTGGACCGCCTGCGATACCGCCATCGCCTCGCTCGGGTTCACGAAGGGTGTTGTCCAGATCGGCCACCACAGTTACACCCCGACGAAGGACGGCGCGGGCATCCCGGGGACGTGGCACTGGGACAACATCTCAGTCGAGCCTTCGACGCCCTTCAGCATCATCCAGGCCGACCGCCGCTACGTGGACGGCGCACAGACGGTGAACTTCGCCTCGCCCGCGCCCACCGGCAGCAACCTGCGCTTCAGCGCGAACGGCATCGTCGAGGTGAACTTCGGGGGAGGCTGGCAGGCGGCTCGCATCCAGCCCGCAGAGACGAACGTTGACCGCACCAAGAGCTACTGGATGCCCATCCCGGCAGGGACGCAGACGGTCCAGTTCCGGGGGCAGGACACCGGCAACGGCCCCTTCTTCGCGAAGGACTTCGCAATATGGTCGCTCTCGACTGGCACACCGCCTCCGGCATTCACGGCGGAGCCAACATCGACACCCACCTCGCAGCCGACTGCCACAAGCACCCCGACTGCTACCTTGACGCCGTCACCATCACCCACTACGACGCCTCAGGCGACCTCGACGCCGACGCCGGTGAATGCCAGGTGCTCAGTTCGCGACCGGAACGACGCGAACACCGGATGGGTTGAACGCGAAGGCGCATGGACTGAGGCACAGCCGGGGCTGTGGGCGTGCCTCGTGCCGCGTGCGGGGCGGGTGCCGTAGCGTGGCCGATGTAACGGTCTACGCAACCAACAGTGAGGCGTCGGCCAAGTACGGTCTACGCGGGCCTGTCTGGACGAGCAGTTCGGTCTGCTACGTCTTCTTCACTGACGGCCATAACTTCTATTACAAGAAAAGCACGGACGGGGGAGCAACGTTCGGGTCAGCCGTGACCATCGGCCTTGACTCTGATACGTGGGTCCTCTCGCCCGCCATCTGGTTCGACAAGTGGACGCCCGGAGACACCGGCACAAAGATCCACATTGCCTACCACCGCGAGGTTGGTGGTGACGACCAGGTATATCGCAGCCTCGACACTGCCAGCGACACACTGAGCAGCGAAGTTACGATTTCCTCACTCGCTTACGCCGACTTCTCACAGGTCACGACCGGGTTTTCGATTACGAAGGCGCGGGGCGGGAACCTCTACGTCGCCATGTTTGGTGGCGACATTGCCGACTCGTTCTATCGTTCGACGG